TCAGAGCCACAATGGACGCTGACCACCGACAGTCGGGTGCGGCGGTGCCGGGTCAATGGCTCCCGGAGTAACAATAAAGCGCTCTATCGTTTCCATTGTCATAAACGTGCAACTACAGTTGATGTTCTGGCACTGGTGGTAGCGCTCTTTCGTATTTTCGGTTAGATAGCGGCTTGTTCGCGCATGTGCGGCATGATGGCACTTCGGACAATGAAACATAATCCACCTCTTATTCTCAATTAGTTAATCAATGATAATCATCAATTCACTTTTTGTGAATACATTTTATTCATCATCCGATTCCGCGCTGTACTCCACATCAGAGAGTTTAACCTCAAGCTCTAAGCCCGTCGTGAAGCCGCTATTATTCAGATTGTGAGTCACCTTACTGATTAACCAAGATTGCTCGTCTATGACGCGCTTAAAGCCTGACACGCGCACCGGCACCTCAGGGAATAAATCAGCCCTACCAAGCGCCAGCGTAATTGAAAACTCCGCAACGCCGCGCTGTAGCTTATCCCACTTAGCCTGAGCGGCGCGCATCGCCTGCGCCTTAGAAGCGTAGACAGTCGTCAGCGCCAGCACGTTATCAGCCTCACCGGCCATATACTCACCCTCGCGCGCCTCCGGCTCTTTTTTGGCCTTTGTCTTTTTGCTAACCGGCTTTGCTTTCGGGTGCTCCAGTGCGCGCAGGTGCTTCTCTTTTGGCTTACGTTTCAGTGTTACTTTCTGCTTTTGCGGCTTCGGGTCTTTGGTGTGCAACCATTTTGCCGTTACGCCGGTATAAGCCCCACGGTCGGCAATGGCAAACTGGTGACGGTCGCCATCGCTGCGGGTCAGCGTCATTTGTGGGACGGGTTTACCGCTGGCCGTCATCGCACTACCGGCTTTCAGAAACAGGAGTTTCCCCGCTTTCACTGACACCGCCGCCCCATTGCGGTCAGCCAGTCGGGTCAGAAATACGGCGTCGGACTCCTGTGACTGGTCGATATGCGGCACCGGTATTTTTTTCAATGAATCCGCGACACTGGCCGTCAGTTTATTCCGCTTTGCAATGGTGCTGACCAGCTCACCGAGGGTTGTGTCGTGCCACGATTCTTCACGCCGTGAATTGAGCGTTCCGCGAAAGTCTGCACTACGCGCCCGGATGGTCAGGGTATCAGGCGCGCCCCGATGCTCAATCTCATCGACCGTGAAATCGCCCTTATTCAGAAGCGCGGAACCCTGCCACCCAAGCCACAGCGTCAGCACCGCCCCGCGCAGGGGTAACTCGACTTTGCCGTCGGTGTCGTCGAGCTCAATGTCGAGCTGGTCAGCCTCAAAACCCCGGTTGTCGGTCATGGTAAGAGAAATCAACCGGTCACTAAAATTGCTGGTAATGTCCTGGCTGTTCAGCGTCAGCATAAACGCCGGTGCAAGGCTGGTACCGGCATCAATAGTCATACCCGTAATCATGCCGTCAGCCCCCCGAGCGCACCCTGCAGCTTATCAGTGAGATTACCGGCAGAGCCGAGAAGCTCGCTGGCTTGCTTATTCAGGTCGCCAAACATTGCCGTCAGTGATTCGTCGACTCGTTTCAGCGAAAGGGTAAAATCAATCTTTCTGGCTGCGCCGTCACTGAAAAACTCGGTATGCGTGGTCGACACCGTCTCGACGATATACATCCCGAAGATATTGCCGGTTCCCTCAATCAGCGGCCAAGCTCTGCCCTCGTCGGCCATCAGCTCGACAGCCAGCAGGGATATACGACCGCCGGTAATGGCAGGATAAAGCGTGCCGGCAAGCTGGATCGCGTTTTCACCCTCGCCGAGAAACTGATACGCAGGCGGTTTGCCGACCCGGTCATTAGACGCCCAGCGGTAATTCTTCGAGTGCTGCATCGACTGATAAGGCAGGGTGCGACGTTCAAACACAAACATTCCAAGAGCAAGCATCATCATCAGCCTCCTTAATCGTGCATCATGCTAGCGCGGGCTTTGGCTCGCTTGTCGCGTTCATATTTTTCTAACGCATCCTGCAACTGGTTACCCAATTGACCACCCGGCGCGCCACCACCCGGCAGGTTGATTTGATAGGTCGGGCTGCTCTGGTCAATATAGGTACGACCGGCGGGAGCCGTGACAGGCTGATAAGCCTGATACCCACCAAGCGAGCTGGTTGTCGGAATATACCCTCCACCCTGACCAACCGGCGGCGTTTTTGCCGTTTCCGTATCAATACTGCTCGATTCCTTTTTAACAAGGCCGAGCTTTTCGAGAATTACATCGAGACCACCACGCAACTTATTGAAAATATTCAGAGGCAACATCAGCGCATCGGCCAGTGCCTGACCAAATATGACGCCGACATTTTTGCAGCTATCGAGCGTCTCCTGCGTGGCCTTGACTGGTGCAATCAGGTCTTTGAACCACTGCCAGACGCCGCGCAGTTTCTCACCGAGTCCGTCAAAGATTGGTGCTAATGGAGCGAACATTTCCCCGACCGGTGCAAAGGCACTCATGATGCCCTCAATCACCCCCGAGAAAAATGCGCTGATGGGCTCCCAATATTTGCGGATGAGTAGCGCCCCGGCCACAATCGCCGCACCGACGGCCACAATCGGCCAGGTAATCGCACCGAGCGCTGTCACAATGGCACCACCGGCGACGGTAAAGACCGTGCCCAGCACGCCAGCAGCGGCGATAATGGCATTAATCCCCATGACAACCGGCCACGCAACGAGACCAATACCGCCGATGATACCAATCAGAGCAAGTGCGCCACCGGCGATAATGCCGATAGTTTCCGCTAACTCCTTGTTATCTTTGATCCAGTTGTCGAGTTTTAACACATACCGCGTGGCGGTTTGGGTGAGTTTGCGCAGCGAGTCCTCTTGCTGGTCAAAAAGGTCGATACCGACTGCCTCATAAGCAGACTGGAACTCTTTAAAGTCACCACCGAGGTTATCCTGCATAACCTTAACCAGTTCCTCGGTTTTACCGTCCGAGGCTTTAAACGCGGCAGTGAGCCGGTCAAGTTTGCCGCTTGAGGCTGCTTCCATCAGTACCGCCGCCGCCGAGCTGGCCTCCTCGCCGAAAATGGTTTTCATGTACTCGCCGCGCTGGCTTGTCCCGAGGTTGTTTTTCTCAAAGCTGCGCTGCATTTCTTTCAGGATGGAGAATATCGGGCGCGTGTTCCCCTTGCTGTCGGACGTTTTGACGCCGAGTTCCTTAATGGCCTCAAACGCTTTTCCGGTGGGAGCCTGCAGGCGGCTGAGAATGGCGCGGCTACCCGTGCCCGCCATTGACCCGGTGATTTTGGCGTCGTGCAGCGCACCGACCATTGCGGCGGTTTGCTCGATGCTCACCCCGGCATTTTTCGCCACCGGTGCGGCATAGGTCAGCGCGTCGCTCAGTCCGTCAAAATCGGCGGCAGTTTTGTTCATCGTCATCGAGAGAACGTCGCCAATGTGAGCAATCTTGTCGTTTGAAAGTTGAAACGCTGATTTCATCCCGGTCAGCAGCGCGGCGTTTTCCTCCATTGAGCGCCGGTTTGACAGCGCCATATTCAGCGTGACTGGCGTTGCCGCCTGAATGGCAGCAGCGTCACCGCCGCTTTTCGCAATGATGATTTGCGCGCTCGCTGCGTCATCTGCAGAGGCGGCAGTATTGTCGCCGAGCTGGCGCGCCTGTTTGCGTAGCGCCTCCATTTCTGGCGACTGCTTATCGACCCCGAGCACGGCCTGCAGTTCGGAATTTTTCTGCGCAAAGTCATAACCGGGCATCAGTAATTTAACCCCGGCCATCGTTCCCGCTGTCGCGATACCGACCCCGGCAGCACCTGCTGCGGCCATGTTACCGGCAAGCTCTTTACCTGATTTATATCGCTCTTTCACCCGGCCTAATTTCGCCTGCTGCGCACTGACGCGCGCCAGTGCCTCACGCTGGCGGTTAAGCTGCGCCGTCGTTTCGCTGATGGAGGTTTTGAGCCGACGCTCATCGGCAGACAGGGTGCGGGTATTAATACCGGCCTGCATCAGCTCGGAGCGCTGACGCTGTACCGACGTTCTCAGACTGTTGTATTTCGTCTGCAGCTCGGAGGCGGCTCGCTTTGCCGCTTCGAGTGCCTGCGCCTGCGCGCGGGTCGGACTGGTGGTACTTTTAAACTGCACCGCCAGTTCACCGGCTTCGCGTTTCGCCTTCTCAAGCGACTGGCTGGTCACGGCCAGTTGCGCGCTTGCCTTACGAAAGCCGTCGATTTTCGACGCCTGACCATTCAGGTCACGCAGCCCTTTTTGTGTGTCGCGAATATCACCCGAGAGGGTTTTACTCGCGGTCTGGATGGATTTAAGCGGTCGGGTCGCCTGGTCGACCGCTTTCAGCAATACCTCAAGCCTCAGGTTATTACTCATTGTGGTTTCCGCTACGCTGCAGCGCCTTTTCGCGCCATGTGATGAGCTCGGTCAGGCTCAGGGAATAGAGCTCTGATGGCGGCCAGTGGAATATCACCGCGATATCCGCCATCAGGTCATCGGTCGACAGGTCGGGCGGGAAATCTACTCCGCCGAAGTCGGTGACAAAAAACCAATCACCTTAGCGGCCAGCGACAGCATATCGGGCAGATTCATCGCGGTTAGCTCCTGCGTGGTGAGCGCGGGATAGGTCATGCGGGGCAGGACTTTAATCAGCGCATCGACTTCGGACTGCGCCACCGCTGCCAGACTGACACCACGCAGGGTACCGGCGTTCGGCTCAATCAGGGTGACTTTATCAATCGTCTGACCGGCGCGCTTAATCGGCTTGTCGAGGGTCACGACGTTCGGATTTACGGTGTCAATTTCTTTGCCAGCCGTATCAACAAATTCAGCGGTTTTACGTGGTGCTTTTGCCATGATGTTTTTCTCTGCTCTGTAATGGGGATTAATAACCGGCCAGCAGTGCTGACCGGTCAGGGAATTACAGCCCGATTGCGCGGCGGTGCTGTTCCAGTCGGTCGACGCCGTTCACCTTCTCGACCATGTTGACGGTGTCGATTTCGATGACGTCGCTACCATCAATCGTCAGGCGGTAATAGGTGCAAACGGTCGACAGTTTGGTCGAGGTGTTTTCACCCTGCTTATTTTCGCCGCCGTCGATTTCTTTATGACGGCCACGCATGACCACCTCGACCGCGATGATTTCGCCGGTGTCGTCGCGCTGGTAGGATCCAGCAAAACGCAGCGGCACAGCGTCAGCACCCGGCGCGGCGTACTGCGCCCACAGCGCCACATCAGGCAGGCCACCGACAGACCACTCGACGGTGAGCGCATCATCGTCGAGGCCAAGGTCAATCGCCGCCGCGCCGTTCATACCGCCGCCGCGATAGTTTTCGAGCTTGCGGGTCAGCTTCGGTAGCGTCACGGATTCAACAACGCCCATGTAGCTGAGGCCGTCATTGAACATGTTCAGGTATTTGAGTTTGCGGGGTAGTGCCATGTTGTTTCAGGCTCCTTAGCTGTTGACCGATTCGGCCAGATTCACCAGATATTTATCGGTGATACGCTGGCGCAGGGTCAGGCTTTCCAGTGGTGGAACCGGTGTATAGTCGTAGTCGATATACAGTTTCCCGGCCTTGAGGGTTTCCTTATCGTTCGATTCCTCGTCGAACCAGCATTCGCCGTCCACGATGTAGCCGTTAGATTTCAGCTCGCGGAATTTGGCATTAATGCCGTCGACAATGTCACGGATGAGCGATGCAGTGATGGGCTTATCGACCGCCCACATGTGCGCCTCGGCCATCGTGTCGGCCAGCACCTGCGCGGTGCGGGTGTAGTTCTCAAACAGGAAAAGCGGGTCATCAGAGCAGGTGCGGTTACCCCAGAAGCGGAAACCATCCTTGCGCACCAGCGTCGTGACCCCGGCCTCGTTGAGCAGGTCAGCATCGGTGCCGGATGCCTGCAAATCCCAAAAGACTGACGCACTGATGCCGGTGACACCCTGCACGCCGACGTTAGACAGGGTTTTGTGCCAGCCGACAGTCTGGTCGATGTAGGCGCGCAGGCCGAGCGCGCGAGCGGTGGCGTAGGCTGTTGCGGTGGCGTTAGTGGTGGTGTCCCATGCGAGGAAGTCAGGCCAGATGACCATCAGCTCGCGCTGACTGAAATTCTCGCGATAGGCCATCGCCTCGGAAATGGTTTTACAACCCCATGCGCTGATATAGCCAAAGGCGCGCAGGCTGATACAGACCGAAGCAAGTGCTACTGCGACCTCTTTGGTATCGAGACCCGGCACGCCGAGAATGCGCGGCTTAACGCCGGTGACCGCTTCGGCTGTCAATAGCGCCTTAATGCCGGTGTATTTACCGTTCTCATCCGTGCCGCCGATGATGTTAGAAATGGTCTGCGCCTGAGCTGCATCCGGGTCATCGTCGACACCTTCGGCAACGCGCACAACAACAGTGACGGGTTTTGACTGGTCGGCGATAGCCTGCAGGGAGGCAGACAACGTGCCTTTTTTACCGGCTTTCGCAATGGCGCTCTGCACATTGGTAATCAGTACCGGCTCGTTGAGGGGGAATGTCGCGGCATCTGCATCGCTGGCCGTGCAGACCATGCCGACGATTGCGGTTGCGACAGTGGAAATGATGCGGGTGCCGTCGTTAATTTCAAGCACCTGCACGCCGTGGTGAAAATCACTCATCCGGTTAACTCCGTGGTTAGTGGGCGAGTGTATTTTCTGTTGTGCAGTAAAGGCGGGCTATTTGTCGGCGTTGGTTAGCAGATGGCACATAAACAAATTAAGAAAAGACGGGCATCAGCCCGCCATTCTTTCAAAGGTTCCTATTCTGGTTTAGATGGCCACTTGATATCTGGTGCAGTGGATGTATCAACTGCCTCAAGCTCATCAAGATAATCAAGCCACAAATTGTATTGCGCTAATTCATCCCCTTTCAGCCGACCAATAGCTGCTTTCCCTGGCCATTGTTTACTGTTCATGAAGCTGTTTGCTTCAGCGATGCGTGATACTTTTTCATTTTTAGCTATTACAATCTGCTGTTCATGAGTGAGTGGTGGCGTTGAAACCCAGACAGGATAACCGTTTTCATCGGCTCCCATCATTTTTCCTGATGGGGCAGTGCCGGTGTATGTTGCGAATACCGACTCATCAACATCCACTCCATCAACAGGCCAGTCACCTGTAACCTCATAAGAACTTTTCAGAGCTACAGGATAAAAAGCATTACTGGTGGCGCTATATACATATTTCATTATTAAATTCCCACTGCTATCCACGAAATATTTGTCATCGTTCTGTTAAATACAGAGCCGCCAGCCACGAGCCACGCTGAAAGATAAAACCCAGACTTATCAATTACCTGACAACCTGCAATATTTGCTGCACTGGCATCTGTTCCAGCTCCTGTTACTCCGAAACATTGTGTCGGGAAAGGGATAGGAAAGTTAACAATAACTGAACCGCTGCTACTGGATGTCTGATATCCATATTGAATAATTTTACCTGATGGGAATTTCATCCAACCAGGACCAGCAGCGAACGAGGCCATGTCTGGGATTTGGTTGGTTCCTGTCCCAACATCACGCTGGGCAGCGGATTTCAGACCAAGATTTTGGAGAAACTTCGCCACATCTTGAATATCCGCGCCGTTTTGGCTTTTCTGCATCGCGCCGGTGATACGTGCATCATCACCCGCCGCAACAGTATTGGCAGTTGTACCGGTGTTTTTCGTCGAGCTGTCACCAAGTTGCAGATTCTGGCGCGCCAGTGGTGGATTAGTTAAATCGGAGAGATTGCGTTCTTTAGCCAGCCGTGCATTCGCGTTATCCATCGCAATTTTTACGGCTTTCGGGGTTGCCGATTTTGTCTCGCTGTCATCCGTCACGCTGCTGTTAAGCTGCGTAAAACCTTTAGCGGTAGTGGTTGCATCTGGATGGTTGCGCGATTGTTCGTGGTCGCGTATGAGCCCGTCAGCGTAACTCTTCACCTCGATAACCTTATCGTCAACATACTGGCGCGTAGCAAGTACGACCGACGGGTCGATTTTCAGGGTAATAGCCGACGTGCTCGATACAATCAGAATCATACGAATGGTCTGAGTGCGTCCGCTTCCCTCCTGCAGTTCCGGCTTGTAGGTCTCCGGGCAGTTCGCCACGGCAATAAGTACACCGGCATCATCATAGAGACCAATCTCGCGGATCCAGAAACCGCCCTCATTCTCGGGAATAATCTGTTCCGCGATAATCTGGCTGGTATTGGCCGGGTCAACGGCCAGCAGGTTCAGCGGCGCAATGCGTTTCTGGTTAATGAGCTTCGTCTGCGCCGGGTCAGGGGTCGGCAGCACACCATTAGCATCACCGACGGCCATCTGCGTCAGGTTGAGCTTGGTGCCGAGTGCCGCCGCGTTCGCCAGTCGCGCCGCGCCCTGATTGGTCAGAATGGCAAAATATTTTGCGGTCATGCGTTCACTCTCAGGTTATCAATCAAATGGATGGCCGAGGCCGGGTAATATTCACCGCCGACGACAATTTCCTCGGGGGTGTAAGGGTAAACGGTCAGCGCGTCACCGTCGTAACATCCTGCGCCGACATACAGCTCGCCGGTCGCACTCAGGCTGATAGCCAGCCCCGTGAGGTGACGGCTTGCCGGTTTGGCGTCTTCAATCAGGCGTTCAAGCTCCTGATACATTTCGTCAGTGATGCCGCTGTCGAGCACGCCGACAACGAGGCGGAATGTGCCTGGCTCCTCGTTGAGCTGCCACCACTCGCGCACTTCAATCAGAAAGCCGAGCGGCTCAACTACCCGACGCAATGCGCTGATGGTGCCTTTATGCTGATGGACGAAAAACGAGGACGAGCAGACGCTGCGCTTTGTCGCCTCCGGCCACTTCTCATCCCACCTGTCGACCGACAGCGCCCACGCCAGATACGGCAGCAGGTTTACCGGGCAGGTGCGCCAGTTCCACAGGGTGCGCAGCGGTACCGGCACACGCTGAATCTCAGAGAGTGCAGCAGCGGCGGCAACTTCCAGCGGCGACGAGCCAACGGGTAACAGCCGGTCACTCATCCGAACCCCCGATAGCTATCTGGTACTCGGTGCAGTTCGACGCCTGCGACTTACTCAGCACTATGTCGGCCTGCGGTGATGCCAGCTCGACACGCTGCACTCCCTCAACATGCAGCGCCGCATAAATGGCTGACAGACGGATATCACGCCCGAGTCGGTGCTGCGCGCTGATGTAGCTCTGCAGCTTCTGCTCTGATGCCTGCCTGATGGGTTCAGATTCGGGGCCGGGGTAAACGTAGAGCGTCGCGTCAATCTGGTACGGCACAATCTCTGCTGACTGGACGGTAACCCGGTCGGCCACCGGGCGCACATCTTCGGCGTTCAGCGCTTTATCAACAATCGCCAGTAAATCAGAGCTGGCGGTGCCGTCACCCTCTCGGGATAACACCGTAATCGTCACGCAGGCTGGCGACGGGCTTGCGACCGAAACGTCAGCGACCCGCCCGTCGGCGCTGCGCCCGTGATACTCGTATGCGCCGACCGGCCCCGCCACGCTCAAGCCCTCAAACGCCTGTTGCGTGCGCAGACGCAGGTCGGTATCGGATTCCATAACGGCAGGCGTCGGCGGAATGGTGGTGTCATCCGCCGGGGTGATGGTCAGGCGTTCGGTATTGTTGTTCCCGGCCACGACGTCGAGGTCGTTACCGGCGGAATAGGCCAGCGTCACCGCCTGCGCGGCTTCGTTCACCCGCTGACGCCAGATAACTTCACGGTAGGCGTTTTCCTGCAGTAGCTTAACAATCGGCTCTGACTCAAGCGCGAGCGTCCGGGCAATGGCCTCCTGCTGGTCTTCGGGATAGAGCGAAATCAGCGTCGCAATGCGCTCCGCAAGGATGGTTTCATAGTCCAGCTCCTCAACCACATCGGGAACGGGTAACTGACTCAGGTCAACGGTTGCCATAGTAATTTAACTCAGTGAAATAGTGGTTGAAACTGACGCACCGGTATCGGTACGCATCCCGGTAATATCGACATACATCTCGCCAGCGTCGCCAGTCTCAAAGCTGATGGATGTAAGCCTGATGCGCGGCTCCCACTTCTGGATAGCCGAATAGCACGCCACCATAATTTGCAGCCTTAGCGCCGGGTTTTGCGGCATATCAATCAACGCAGACAGGAGCGAGCCATATTCACGACGCATTACCCGCGAGCCGACCGGCGTCAGCAGAATGTCGCGCATGCTCTGGCTGATATGCTCACTGTCACGGATAGCGAGGCCGGAATTGCGGTTCATCCCCATATAGCGCACCGTCACTTGGTGCCCTCCGTCCAGCTCCCGCCCCGTTGCACGCCGCCGTGACCGTGGTCATCAACCTGCACACCGTTTGATTTCAACGTGCCGTCGGTATGTTCGATGTTTCCACGCATGGTGCCGCCTTTCTGCACCTCAAGCGTCGCCGTCGTCAGTTTGTTGGTGCAGACCACCTCCGGGGTGTCGAGGGTGATACGCTCTGCCGCTTTAACCAGCACCACCGGCACGGTGGCGGTGATGGACTCCGATGCCGTCACGTCGGCAGTTTTGATGCCGCTGACCGTCAGCGCGCCGGTCTCGGGCTCGTACTCAATGACCGCACCATCAGGGAAAGCTACATGCCACGCATCCGCCGAGGCAGACGGGGCTGGGTTATCGTCGGAGAAAATACCCGGCAGCACGAAAGCGGTATCAAGCTCGCCACCGATTGCCAGCAGCAGAACCTGCTCACCAACCGAGGGAGCCCACCACGTCCGCGAACGACCGGCGCGAGTGGTCAGCCAGTTCAGCCATGTAGTCTGGATCCCTCCGCTTTGTACGCGGCACAGCCCCTGCACGGTGTCGACCTCAGTCACCACGCCTGAGCGGATGAGGTTGCGAATCGCGCGCGCGAGCTCCTGTATCGTGGATAACGTATTCATATTGCAAGGATGCCTCTGGTCTGGAGTCGCGCCAATTTGCGCGGCTTCGGTGGTGGTTCACACAATATTTATTTGCCGAGGTGTCTGATAATGACGTCTTCAATCATCTGCTCATCGTCGCGGGTGAAACCGAGCAACGGACGCGCCTCATACTGCACATCCCGGCTGTTGCGGTTTGGCCGGTCTTTGAGCCCGTACTGATGCACCCGCGCCATTCGCTGCACCTTGCCGGTAAACTCCACCACTGCCGCACTGTCGCTGCCTTTGGCTTTCATAAAGCGGTTAGTGCGCAGCTTGGCGAACATTTCGCGCTTAATGCGGCCTTTCTTGCTCCGCACCGGCTGGCGCTTACGTGCGGCATACGGGGTGCCGTCGGGTGCCTGCTGGCGCTTGATGCGCTGTTGCTGACTGGTACGCAGCTTTTTCGCAATCTCAGCCGCCATTTGCCGACGTGCCGCCGGTGACAGGCTGGCAATCAGACCGGCAAGACGTTCCTGCAGCGCGGTTAACTCACTCATCCCACTTACTCACCAGCTCGCCGTTGACGTACAGCTCGACCGGGGGCGTCACCGGCTCAGGCAGCGGCGGCTCAGGGGCATAGCTGACATGTAGCGCGCCGTCGACCTCTTTGACGAGCGTGCGCTCGGTGAGCCTCAGGCTGATACTGATATCGAGAGAATCGTCATTATTGATATCAATAATCCAGGTGAATCCTTTTTCCCGCCCGTCGTCAGTGGTCATAATGTCCGGCTGATGTTCACGCAGCCACGCCTGCACCGGCACGAATATCAAATCGAGGTCGCCGGTGAAGTCAGTCACCACCACGTTAAGCACGTACACCTTTTCAAACGACAGCGAGCTCGCCAGTCTGGAATCGGTGTGCCCGTTGTCGGCAAAAAGGCGCAGCATATCGGGGTTATTTCGGAGCTGCGGCACGGCGTTAATCAGAGCTTTGCGCAGGCTTTTGTGCTTCTGCATCGAGTACATCCTGACAGTGTTTGACGGTTTTGACCTGCAGCGCGCAGGCTGTCAGCGCACCCTCAAGGCGGCGGATATCTGCGCTCAGGTCGCCATTAGTTTTCGGGTCACTTCCCGGCATCGGGCAAAGGCTCACCCTCGGGCATCCGCTGACTACAATCACCGGCGCTGGCGCAGGCGGGGCGGATGTGCAGCCGACGCACAACGTCAGGCAGAGCAGTGTTATACCAGCGGCGAAAGGCTTCATTTTCATTAAGTAACCTCGTTATCGTCTGCTCTCGGCGGCTGGCTTCCTCGCTGGCCTTTGCGAGCTTTTCGCGCAGTTCCACCTGCGCGGATTCATTACGTCTGGCGAGCGTACCGGCAACACTGAGCTGATTTTTCAGCATGCCAATCGTCGTCTTTTGTTCGCTCGCGACGCGGTTTGCCGTCTCAAAGGAGCGGGATAAATTGCCGTTCTCATGCCGCAACCACAGCAACCCGAGCACAGCCAGCACCAGCGCAGAGGCCAGAAACATCACAATGACTCTGGACACAGACCAGCCCCCTCAATACGCTGGCGGTAAGACTTGCGAACGGCCTTAAAGGTCAGCACGCAAATCAGGTAAATCAAAGCCGTAAGGATCCAGCCAGCCCCAAGCAGACAGCCCGTGGTAACAGAGAAAATAATGAGAGACCATGCCCTACGCCCCTGAGAGGGCTTACGGCAAAAGACGGCGCGGAATACCCTCATCAGGTCTGGATTGACGGGAATACTTTTGCCGGTATTTCGCAGCCAGTGCTCATAGGCGACCACACCGGCGAGGCTCGCCGTAATGCAGACAAAACTGCCAAACAGCGCCCATGCGGCCACAAAATTAACGGCAGCGCTTTGCGGCGATGCCAGCCCCCAAAGCAGCAACAGTGCCAGCAGGGCATCGAACATCAGGGAACGTAAATATTTTTTCATTGGGTTACTCCTTTCATGCAATACGCCAGCTCCCGCGCGCGGCGGTTTTCCAGCCCTTTGTTTTTAGTGCCATTTACGTACACCCAGCGGGTAAGCTGGTCGCATGCCTGCCACCACTGATGACGCTTGATGTAAGAGACCAGCGTCGAGCGACAGGCCGCGCCGGTGCCGACGTTAAAAGAGAAACTGACCAGCGCGTCGTAAACCGGCTGCGGCATGGTGACCGGCACGCAGACCGCGAGACGGCGCTCGGTATTCAGCACGTCGGCGACCAGATTTGCCGCCGCTTTTCGCTCGGTGATATCGCTTTTCGGTACCACCCCGGCAGTGTGGCCGATGCCTGACGTCCACACGCCCGCGCTGCACTGGTAAGGTGTCAGGCGACACCCTTCGAGGTCGGCAATCAATGCCAGACCGTCAGGCGAGGTATTCAGCAGACGAAAATCAGGCATCAGTGCCGCCAGCGCCAGAACTGCGGCCACACTGCAACGTTTAACGATTGAGCTCACGGGTCACCCCTTTGTCGATTCCCATTTCGGTCAGGTAACGAAAGGTTTTGCGCCGGTACCAGAAATTCACCGCCGCCGTAAAAATGGCACACAGACTACCCACGTACAGCGCCAGCTTTTCGGGCGACATTGCCCCGAAATACGCCAGACCCACGGCCAGCCAGTAGGCGATAAACGTGGTGATTTTTTCCATACTCAGTCCCATAGGTTCAGGGTCTCCGCCGTAGGTGAGGTTTCAACGTCGGGCAGGTCAATCGCCGAGCCATGCGGCAGAATGACGCCCAGCTCAGACAGACCGGGATTAGCCTGCAGCACCGTCTCGACCACGCCCTCAGTGCGCCCGTAATACCGGGCGCAAAGCGCGTCGAGGGTATCGCCCTGCATCGCGTAGACTTTCATCAGAGCTGACCCACGATGCAGCGCGGCTTATCCTGCAGGCGCGAGACAGACCAGCGCATATCCCGCCACAGGTCATCAATGGTGGTTTCGACGCTGTCGGCTTTTTTGTCACCCTTGCCGGTGGCCTCAACCCCGCGATAACGCTCATACAGGGTGGCGGTCGCCATTGCCGTCACGGCACTGAGGTAGTGGAAAACGCGCACATTCTCGCCGTCGATTTCCTCGGCGTCAGGCACGTCGGCCAGTGTTTTAAACCCGGCGGCAATCTGGCGCAGCCGGTAGTCGTAAAGCTCCGCATTGGTTTCCGCCATGCCGGTTTTGATGGCGTTGCGCAGGCGCGCATCGGAAACCGTCTGCTCAAGGCGCATCAGCTCGCGCACCCGCTTCGGATCCACGTCAGGGAAAAAGAACGTGTTTTTAATCACTGCGTCGCCCGTCTCCGGTGCGGGAATCACCACGCCCGGTACGTCCTGCGGTTCGTCGGGCTGATTCAGTATTACTGTCGTCATGACAACCTCATTAGGTTGGGCGGTGGACGCCGGTCGCCGTCAGGGTCAAAACCCGCTTTGACCGGCGTGCCGCCCGGCTCGGGGAGCGTTCAGTTAACCGGCGGTTTTTACCGCCTTTGGTGGACGCCCGCGCTTTGCCGCCGGTTTGGTGGCAGGTGTGCGCGTGCGCGGTTTAGTCGCTTTACGGGGTGCTGCCTCTGGCTTTGGCTTCAATGCGCGCTCCAGTCGCTCAATCTCTTTGCGCACACCGGCATTGCGGTCGAGCTGCATTGCGCGCTGAAACTGCGCCAGCGCTTCGGCGTCCTGACCGGCATCGCGCAGGGTCAGGCCAGTCACCTTATGCAGACGGGCGCGCACCATATCGGGAACGTCAGCGCCGTCGGTCAGGCTGAGGGTGGTCAGCAGTAATGCGAGGTCGACAGGCTCACCGGCATCGCGCAGGCGCAGCGCGGCAAGCGCTACCTCTTCAACCAGCATGTAAGGCGTGGTGCGGCGGTGGTCAGAGGTGAGGCCGTATTTCAGCGCGTAAGGCGCAATTTCCAGCGCGCCAGCGATATCACCGGCATCGAGACGCCACAGCATGACGGTCATGACAATGTCATCCTGCGCGCCACGGCCATCAGCAAGCACACCGGCCACCCACGGCGCATAGAACGGCAGCAGCTCGCGCTTTTTCGCGGCTTTCAGTTCGTTTGAACGGATGGTTTTTAACGTGCGGCGGTCATCGGCCAGCTTTACCAGCATCTGCTCGTAGGCGGTTGCATGGCGCAGCGGGGCTTGTTCCCGCTGCGCGGCTTGAGAGGCCGAGACCCGCATCATGTGACGCTGTGCGGGGCTCGTCATGGTCTTACTCTCCGCTTTCCGGTGCTGCAGGTGCGGTGAAATCGCCCAGGGTGATGTTTTCCAGCAGGCATCCGGCAGCATACGCCTCGACCACATAGTCGATGTTCATCGACTCATAGTTTTCCACGCGGTCTTTTTTCGGATTCTCATCAATGCTGCGGCGGTGGCTCTCATCCATGAAGTAAATAGAGAGATTTTCCAGCGTGGTCACGAATACCGCATTCGCCGGGAAGTACGGCACGCGCACGGCTGGCAGGTTGCCGATTCGCTTCTGGCTGATGATGATATCCGCCGCGAGCGACTCGGTGTTTTCCTGCTGTTTGTTGACCAGCGGGAAATATTTGTCGGCCAGCAGCTTACGGCCAACGATGGCAACGAGTTTCGGGTCATCCTGATAAATCTCGTCAATCAGGGTGTTGGTACCGTCCATCACCAGCGCGTCGAGGTTCTCATAGTCGCCGTTTTTGCCAACGCGAATCACGTCAGAAATAACGGTACCGTCCTCAGCGGTGATTTTGCTCATCACGCGCGCCGGGGCTTCGTTGCGGTACTTCTGCAGCCAGCCGACGGCCACATCCTGCAGCATCGGGTTTTTGCTGCGGTCTGAGGTATCAGCGCGGGTGGTACCGTTGAACCCTGCCATGATGAAATCCAGTGCCTGACGCTGGACAATGGCGTCGCGGATGCGGCGCTGGAAGTCCTGAAAACGCGCCCACAGGTCGAGGCGTTTATAGGTCAGGTGGAAGTCAAAGTTAATCTGATTGCACTCGTACTTGTTGGACTCAAGCGCAGTGAAATCGGCGGTCTGGCGCTCTTTGTCGCCCGAGGTGTCGGTCGTGCTGGCGATGGTGCCGGTCACACCGACGCCGATTTTCTCGCCCTTCATTTCTGCGACCGGCAGAATGTTAATCATCTGCAAAAATGCGGATGACGCCTGTACGGTGTTCATCAGCGTTTGCGTGACGGACGGCTCGACGGTGAATTTTTTGCTGACGTCATCAACGCTGATGACGTTCAGTTTGGCGAGCTGGGTCAGATAGGCATTGAACTTAAAACGGGTTTCCTGACGCATAGTATTTCCTGTTTGAATTAATCGGTTAGTCACAGCATCGGGCGGGGTTGCCGCCCTGTTTCGGTCTGCGTTTTATCAGCAGTCGGTCAGCAGCTCATCGCCGCCACCGCCGCTGGCTTTTGTGCGTCGCGGCTGGCTGAAACTTTCGGTGTTGTCGAGGGTGGTTTTCAGGACGGAAAATGCCTGGCTGGTTTCTTCAACCTTGCCGGTCAGTTCCTGTTTGAAAGTGGCAAACGCGGTTTCCATATCGGAAAGGCGTTTATCCTGCGCGGTCAGATTGGTCTGCACATGCTCGCTGACGGTGGTCACCGCTTCATGCACATCATTCAGGCGCGCATCGTCGCTGACCTGCTTACGGCTGAAAATGGCTTTCACCTTATCGGCCAGGCTGTTGAGCACCGTGTCGGGAACGTCTTCAAACTCCAGTTCGGCCAGCGTGGCAGCGGAAAAGACGTTTTCAGGGTTGGCCTTAAAGCGCTGCAAAGGGTTGTGCTTCGCGTTGCGGCAGAATTCGAGGTATTCAGTGCCGAGGCTCGCCGGGTCATCGGTGACGGCCAGACCAACGAGGTAGCATTTGCCGGTATTGGCAAAATTCGGCTGAATTTCCATTGAGGTGTAGACCTTCTGCGCGGCTTTATTCATCGCGATAAGGTCATCGGTCGGGGTGATTTTAGCGAACAACGCCCATTTGCCGTTAAGCGCAGAATCGTCGTCAATCTTCTCGGCTTTCAGTTCGACCACATCGCCATAACGCTTGAATACGCCATCGGGCAGCAGGCCGCGCAGGTGTTCAAGGTTGATACGGCAACCGTAGACGCGCGGGTCGTAGGTTTCGGCCATTTCCTGAATATCGCTGGCGCTGATAATGCGCCCGTCGCAGGTATCACCCTCGACGCCGATGCGAAAGAACTTTGAGACTTTTTTTGCCATTGTCAGGAGTCCTGAGGTTGGGGTTACTGGTCACCGCCAGTTTCCAGACTCAGGGCACGCCAGACCACCAATGACGACTGGACAACCTCCCACACAACAGCACCTTAGCGAATCACTGACGGCCATTAAGTAGCCTTGCCCTGAACCCACTACGGCGAGGCATCAATGACCATTTCCACCGATACAACCTTGTTGCATGACCCGCGACGGCAGGCATCGCTGCTTTACTGGCAGGGCTTTTCCGTGCCACAGATTGCCGAAATGCTGCAGGTCAAGCGCCCGACCGTGCAGAGCTGGAAGCAGCGCGACGGCTGGGACGGTATCGCACCGATTTCCCGCGTCGAAAGCAGCCTTGAGGCGCGCCTGATTCAGCTCATCGCCAAGCCGCAAAAGTCAGGCGGCGATTTCAAAGAAATTGACCTGCTCGGGCGGCAGATTGAGCGACTGGCGCGCGTTAACCGCTACAGCCAGACCGGCAACGAGGTCGACCTAAACCCCAACGTCGCCAACCGCAACAAAGGCGAGCGTAAAAAGCCGAAAAAGAACTTTTTCAGCGACGAGGCTATCGGGAAGCTGGAGGAACTATTTTTCGACCAGTCTTTCGAGTACCAGTTGCAGTGGTACCGCGCAGGGCTGGCGCACCGTATTCGCGATATTCTCAAATCCCGCCAGATTGGCGCGACGTTCTATTTCTCCCGCGAGGCGCTGCTGCGCGCGCTCAAGACCGGCCACAACCAGATATTTCTGTCGGCCAGTAAAACGCAGGCTTACGTGTTCCGCGAGTACATCATCCAGTTTGCGCGACTGGTCGACGTCGACCTGACCGGCGACCCGATTGTCATCGGCAACAACGGCGCAAAGCTGATTTTTCTCGGTACTAATTCCAACACCGCGCAGAGCCATAACGGCGACCTGTATGTCGATGAAATATTCTGGATCCCGAATTTTCAGAAGCTGCGCAAAGTCGCGTCGGGCATGGCCTCGCAAAAGCACCTGCGCTCGACCTATTTTTCGACACCTTCCACGCTGGCGCACGGCGCTTACCCCTTCTGGTCTGGCGAGCTGTTCAACAAGGGGCGCAGCCGTATTGCCGACCGCATCGAAATCGACATCAGCCACAGCGCGCTCGCCGGTGGCCAGCTCTGCGACGATGGCCAGTGGCGGCAGATTGTCACCATTGAGGATGCCCTTGCCGGTGGTTGCACCCTGTTCGACCTCGACCAGCTCAAACGCGAAAACAGTGATGAGGACTTTAAGAACCTGTTTATGTGCGAGTTTGTCGACGATAAAGCGTCGGTATTCCCGTTCGAGGAGCTGCAGCGCTGCATGGTCGATGTGATGGAAGAATGGGAGGACTTTGCCCCGTTCGCCGACCATCCGTTCGGCTCGCGTCCTGTCTGGATTGGCTACGACCCGTCACACACCGGCGACAGCGCCGGGTGCGTCGTGCTCGCGCCGCCTGTGGTCTCGGGTGGCAAGTTCCGCATGCTGGAGCGTCACCAGTGGAAAGGAATGGACTTTGCCGCTCAGGCCGAGGGCATCCGCAAGCTGACAGAGAAATACAACGTCGAATACATCGGCATTGACGCAACCGGCCTCGGTCTCGGCGTGTTCCAGTTGGTGCGCTCATTTTACCCGGCGGCACGCGGCATTCGTTACACGCCTGAAATGAAAACCGCGATGGTACTCAAGGCAAAAGACACCATTCGCCGTGGCTGTCTGGAGTACGACGCCGGGGCGACCGACGTCACGCAGTCGTTTATGTCCATCCGCAAAACCATGACCAGCAGCGGGCGCAGCGCCACCTACGAGGCCAGCCGCACCGAGGAAGCCAGTCACGCCGATATCGCATGGGCGACCATGCACGCCCTGTTAAACGAACCGCTTTCCGCTGGTAGCGGCATGCAGCCTAAATCTATTCTGGAGTTCAACTAATGGGTAAGCAAAAATCCCGCAAAGCAGCTGCGCAGAAGGCCAGCAAGCCACAACAACTGACCGCCAGCGCACCGCTAAAAACAACAGCTTTTACCTTCGGCGAGCCGGTGCCAGTGCTCGATAAGCGCGATATTCTGGATTACGTCGAGTGCATCAGTAACGGCAAATGGTACGAGCCGCCTGTCAGCTTCTCCGGGCTGGCAAAGAGCCTGCGCTCTGCAGTGCATCACAGCTCACCGATTTACGTTAAACGCAACGTGCTCGCTAGCACCTACATTCCGCACCCGCTGCTGTCCCGTCAGGATTTCAGCCGCTTTGCGCTCGACTATCTGGTATTCGGCAACGCCTTTCTTGAGCAGCGCCACAGCGTCACCGGCCAGTTAATCAAGCTGCTGGCCTCACCGGCCAAATACACCCGGCGCGGGGTCGACGATTCGATTTTCTGGTTTGTGGAAAACTTCACTCTACCGCACGAGTTCGCGCCTGATACCGTCTTTCACCTGCTGGAGCCCGACATTAATCAGGAGATTTACGGCCTGCCCGAATATCTCAGCGCGCTTAATTCCGCCTGGCTGAATGAAGCCGCGACGTTGTTCCGCCTCAAGTATTACCGGAACGGCGCGCACGCTGGTTACATCATGTATGTGACCGACCCGGCGCAGAGTGCGACCGACGTCGAATCACTACGCGAGGCGATGCGCAACTCGAAAGGGCTCGGTAACTTTAAGAACCTGTTTTTCTACGCTCCCGGCGGAAAACCGGACGGCATCAAAATCGTGCCACTGAGCGAGGTTGCCACAAAGGATGATTTTTTCAACATCAAGAAAGCCAGCGCCGCCGACCTGATGGACGCGCACCGCGTACCGTTCCAGCTCATGGGCGGCAAGCCCGAGAATATCGGTTCAACCGGGGACGTTGAGAAGGTGGCAAAGGTATTCGTGCGTAACGAGTTGTCACCCCTGCAGGACAGATTCAGGGAGGTAAACGACTGGCTCGGCATGGAGGTCATCAGATTCAAAGAGTACACCCTCGGCAACCCGGAATAATCCCCCTCAAGCCGCCAGCATGGCGGCTTTTTCATACCTCGCAACCATCACGCCTCAGACGCGCCACGCGCGCACGACCACACCAGACCACCAACGAGCCGACGACAATCGCGGCAGCGCCATCACGACGCGCTCAGACGATAATTTTTATTATTACGCACCCCCGCTGGCGCGCAATGCTTTCCCCGCCACGCCTGCCGGCTTTATGGGGCGGTTTTAATGCAGTTGCATGACCACTCTGGAGCCGCGCCAGCTCTGGCGGCGCACGGCCAAAACGGGCAAGCCTGACGCATGCAAAACAATGCACCTGTTGCATGCATGGCTAAAAAACGGCAAATTCGCGGAAAAATGGCATAAAAGAACCGGCGTTTATAGTGCCGGTTTGGGTCGGTCTCAACGGGGCAGGCTAACGCCTCGCGGGGCTCGTTGTTCAACCCCGCCAGCACTGAAAGCGAGTTTCAGCACCGGCGGCGTTTGTCACTATATTGTTTAATTGTCGAGTATCGAATCGACCTCACCCGTTCGCACGTTGACGCGTGCCGCTACGGTCTGTTTGACCACCCCGCCATAGGCATTAGTGCCGCGAAACGTTGTTTTTACAACGGCATGCGGGTCTTTATTCAAAATCAAATGGTAGACCGTTGAAACGTGTTTATAAGAGGAATCATCATTCATGCTGGCTTTTATCAGCTTCTCTAACGGGCGATAAGAGCCATCCCAACCGCTAAAATTACCCTGAAATGCGTCAAGGTTGATTTTATTATTCAAAGATTGTGGATCCTTCTCGAAGTCGTTGAAACACCAACCCAACACATCACCGAGCTTTAACGCATCATCTTTAGTAAAAGTGTACTCACTCATACAGGCATAAAAAGCATCAGCAGAGCTGGCCGGTACATTTTTGAAGCCCACATAGTCTTTAACGATATCGTGCCGGGTTTGTTTGGACTCGTTGCGATATTCTTTGAGTGTTTTATCGGCGAACTCAAACATTGGCGTTGCCGGTTCCGCTTTAACCGCCGGAGCGTCAGTTTTTGCCACTGGCTGACTTTTTTCAGTCGGCCATAAGATTGAGCCAATAACGCCCAGCGCCAGACAGCCACCGAGATAAACCGCACTGGAGCGCTTACGGCTCGGCATTCGAACCAGCGACGGCTTGATTAACCCCACGATAAAAGCAATAAAGAGAGCCAGAGATAAAAATGCTATTAAGGTATCCATGATTTTCCTTTGTGTGTAATCCCCATAAAAAACAACCCCATGCTATCAAACATGGGGTCGATGGTTGCACATTTTTCAGGGATTAACGCCAGCTCTCATCTTCCCACACTTCCTGAAGGATACTATCCAGCGCTTCGCGGTCTGAATCTTTATCGAACCCCATCAGCTCGACACCGGTCATGGATCCCTTTTTAACCGTAACGCGCGTTGACGGGAATACAGACTGTATTCGCCTGGTCAATTCGCATTGAAAGGCATCAATTACCGGCTGGCCTATTTTTTGTTCTTTATCCAACGTGATATTTACTTTCACTTTGCCCTCCTTTGCAAATGTTTCATCAACAGGCGGCGCGGAAAAAACAACAGAAAAGTTATTGTTTTTCATTAGGTTGCCTCTTGCTATTTCCGCTATTAGATTCAATGCGATTTCACGGTCTCTTTCCTGACAAGTACCTTCAGCCGTCAGACGCGCAATCATTTCGACCCGCTCAATCATAACGTGCTCGTTTAGCTCTCTATCCACACAACCTCCACTACGAGATACTGTATAAACATACAGTAGCACGTATTGGCAAAAGGTGTGAAGAAAAAAATCACAGTTAAATACACTGTATGTACATGATATGGATGAATATTAGCGGTTACATTTTCGTTGCCTGTTCAGCTAAAGCCGCAACACGATTAAGGATTTTCCTGGCTCTAGCCTGATGCGATGGCGCTGCGGAAAATATTTCTCCTTTGGACGTTCCGCGTAGCCATTTGCCATCAAAACAACTTTTACCACCGGCCATCAGGTGCAGCGCTTCGCCCCGGCTGATTGTGATGCCGGTTGTCAGGTGTATCTCGTCGATAGTTTTCGCTATAGCTGCGTTTTGCTCATCCGTTCCGTGGATAAATTTTCGCCGTGTTGCTGGCTTTTGCTTCCTTAGTCGGTTGGTCAACTCTCGTCTTTCACGACGACTCAGAGGTTTTGTTAAATCCAGTATCGGTGGATCGCTTTCGCTTCCCGTACAGTTATTGACAGAACTCCGAGAGGGCGCAGGAGCGCCCTTAACGTCAACGGCCAAATCAACGGCACGCTTCGGCACAATTTTCCACTGCGTTAACCGGGTTAAAATCGGGGTGCCAGCGCCGACAGCAGAGTCGTAAACACCACGGATGCAGACGGTTTCCTCACCATACTGATTAAACTCAGCGCGCGGTTCATACAGTGTGCGCACCTGCAAATCATCGCGACGGACAAACGGCCCACCCTGCGCATTAACGTAACCAGCCCAGTCACCGGCGTCGGCGGCATCATGGACGGCGGCAAACTCAACGCTCAGACCATGTGCGGTCTCGGTGTCTGCGAGACGGCGCAACTCACGGTAGACCGTCACCGGCGCCCCACCGATAAACTGAAACTGACGGATGTGCCAGCGTGCCGCCCATGCCGAAACGGCAGGGGCTGTTTCTTTCAGCAGCTCACCGCTTTCGTCATCGGTTTCACCATCAAGAGCATAGCCGTCGATGTTTTTGGAAATGTATTTAGCGACATAGCCGGTAGCGCTGCCCTTTTCCGGGTCAATGGCCTCGGCATGAAAGCGCGCCTTTTTGGCCTTATCGCTTCTCAGTTCGTGACGGTCTTCCTCCCACGCATAATCGCGAATGATTAGGCGCACGCGCTCGACGTCTTCCGGCAACATGAACATAAGCATGTGCCAGTGAGGCGTTCCGTCGTGATGAGGTTCGGCAACACGTATGCCGAAAATGCGGATTTCTTCCCGGTGCAGCTTGGCACGGATGCGCGCCCAAAGGCCGGTGAGATAACTCTGCGAGTCCGACGGGCTGGCTCCGTTCCATTTGCTGTTACGGTAGCCTGCTTTGGTGGTGGCGTGATATTTAGACGGTGCAGTCAGGGTGTAAAACTCCCCGACATAACCGAGCTCATTGCAGATATTTTCAAACCCACGGATGCGGGTCATCAGCTCGCAGCGGCGTATTGCAGGGTTAGCGACCGAGCCGTCATATTTTTCAATCAGACTGATGCGGTTACCGTCTTCGTCTTCGAGATCCAGACCTTTGAGAAACTCACGCGTGCGGCGCTTCTGCTCGCGCCAGTCGGTGACGCAGTTTTTACTCGCGTAGGCGTGCTTTTTCTTGCTGACATTGCCGACAGCAATTTGCAGATGTTCGCGCCATGCAGCCGCAATGCGACGCAGACGACCACGCCACCACACCTCGTTAAACATGCGAGTGATAGCCGGGGCAATTTCATCCTCGCCGACATATTTCTTTGTTACCCGTTCCCAATGTGGCGGGGTAACATTGAATTGCAGGGAAATAATACCGGCGCGCATATACCAGGTGTACAGCGTTTTAAGCTCGCTAAATCCGGTGTCATCAATGTCAGCCAGTTCAGCGCGAATGAAATTAGCGATATCAGCGGCCAGCAGCTCAATATCGGCGCGCGACATATCCGGGAGGCGATTATATCTGTAGACCATATTGACCATGCGTGATGCCAGATATTGCATAAGTTCGGTATCAAAATGACCACCGAAAACAGCGGCTGATACGTTGCTGTTGATACCTGCACACTCATATTTTTTTGCCACCAGTTCAAGACGTGGCAATGCCTTTTTACAGAAGCTGATTAAAAAAGCATTGGCTCGTTGACTGCCCTGATTTTGCTCCAGCACCGCAGCGGTGCGATAGACGTCAAAGCGCACGCACTCGGGCTGGAGAGAAAGCACTTTTCTCGCATGCAGCAAAGCCGCGAACATACGGTCGCGGCGATACTGTTGGTCATAGGTAAGGTATGGGCTGGCTATTGCCGACCGTGGAGCGTTCCACGGGTAAGCATAATTAACGCTTACCCGCATAGCTCCTCCACTTGCCTACGCTGTATGCTTAGCATCACATAGCCAGGAGCCCACTCGTTAAGGTCAGTTACATGAGTCACTAGCACGTAGACAAAAGCGCCGGTAAAACCGACCTTTTGCGGGTCATACTCGCAGGGGCCATACTCGTTTAAGCAAAGTAAATCCCCTGCAGCAAAAGCGCGGTCAGCTAGACGAAACTCAGCTTTTTTCGTTCCATTGATTACAGCTTGAAAAAACTCAGGCCGAATTTTTAGTTGATGTGTTTTTCTCATGCCGCCGCCTTGATAGAGGAGGCGCACATTTCTCCGATACGCTCAATTTCAGATGCCATTGCGTCAAGCGTGGTAATTGATGACTGCTGAATATGATGATGAATCAGCCCGGAAATAAGCTGGTTAATCTTCGGGTAATAACCGATGGTGTCGAGCCATTCCTCACCAGCTTTTTTACCTGACTTAACGACTTTCTTTTCATTCAGGATGAATTGATATTGGTCGCTGGTAATAACCCATTTGTCGCCAACTTCGATACGAATACTCATTTAAACGCCCCTGTAATGTTTAGATTTGAACTCTGCTATTTGCTGACAGGTCACGCAAAAGGCCACGCCCGGTATCGCAATGCGGCGAGCTTCCGGGATTGGTGCGTCGCATTCTTCGCAGAGGAAACGAGAAGGCGCAGCGATACGGCTGCGCGCGTTGTTGATGTGGCGCTCGCGGTCTTCCTGCTCACGCTGTTGTGCTAAATCCATTGCGTCGGCCATTAGTGCAGCTCCTGTGATTCATTCTCAAAGCGGGTTGCTTCACGGCGCAGCAGTTCGGCAGCTTCGGTGCCGCTCATACCTTCTTTGGTGATATGGATAGCCAGCGCCTCAAGGCGGATGGAAACAGCGAGCGCGCGGTCTTTACGCTCCTCTTTTTTTGCATCGGTCAGCAATACGGCCAGTGCATCACTATCAGTGTTAAAACTACGGATTTCGGTATTACGCATAATTAACTCTCCTGATTTCGGGCAATAAGAAGCCCGGCGGGTTTACGCCATTAAATTTCTGTTTGGATTAATTCGGCATAGTTAGCCGTTTGGGAAATAAACTCACCACTGCACGAAAATGATTCATCGCTGTAATAAGCGCCTTTTTCTCGTCAGTAGTCAGCTCACTTAATTCGAGCTCATGACGAGCCGCCGGTATTTTTGCCAGAAAGAAAATAGCGGCCAGCGCCCGATTATTTTCTTCAAATTGTGGGTCACGTTTATCGCGCATATCATCGACAAAACGCTCAACCTCTTTCCAGCTATCGCCCCAATATCTCGCGCGCAATTCAGCCACATGATTGAGACCGGCCAGACGTTCACCCGCTTTTAGCGGAACAGTCGCGGAAACAGCTTCGATAGCCATGATTCCCCCTGCTTTTGAGTAGAGAGGCCAGCCAGCAAATCAGCCTGTGAGCGGCTCGGGTGCCAGCGATTGCCGTCCTTACCTGCGATCCAGCCGTGGCCGTAGTGCATGCCGGGGCTTTGCTTAACGAGCAGAGACGCGAATGAAGGTTCACTTTTCAGCATACGCACCTCAAATCAGCCCGAAGGATGCGCCAATACCGCTCATGGTATCGACAACGCTCGACATAGCGGGATTAGTCTGCAGACGCGCATGCAGCGCCAGCGCCGACAACGACAACATGCGAATGCCAGCGTTAACGCTTTCAATCATGTTGTGCTTACGGGCAGAAGTCAGGCGTTCATCAGATACCGCACCGCTCGCAAGCTCGCCGAGTTCACGCATTGCGCGCATGACGTAAGACTGTAATTTGTCTTTAGCCAGCTCATTAACCGGCACGCATGGCAGGCAATGAATCTGCGCCAGAAAACCATCAACGAGGGTTGAGTCTTCGGTCAGGTCAGTCAGCAGCCACAATTCAGGCGGCGTGAACTGGTGAGGCTGTTCCGGGTTGAGCTTGTTACGTAACGTTTGAACGTTCATACCCGCTCGCTCGGCCAGCTTCGCCATGTTGTGACGCTGCGCAAAAGCCCGGCATGCTTCGTCATAGTGGGGATGTTTGGAAACTTGAAAATCAAACATGTTGCATCCTTACAATTCACATAAAGTGAATTAAGCGCCGATGACGAGTTGAAAACGGGAATGACCCAACGCCTTACGCAACTGCTCTTCTTTCCAGCGTGCGTAATAAATACGAATCGGGCCACCTGCTTTCTTGCAGCCTTTACGGATGGTGCGAGGTTCGATTGGTACACAAGGGTTGTCGCCGGTTGTCCAGCGGTAAGCGGTGCGTTCGGAAACACCCTCAAGCTCTGCGAATTGTTGCAGAGTAACGATAGGTGCAGGCACTTTGATGATTGCGATTTCAGAAGCCATATTGCATGATTCCCTATTTGCCAATACTTGCAATTAATGGTCATCAGTTTGCCAACGTTTGCCATTAATCACCTTAGGTTTAGCCGCATACTAATGCGCATAAGCCGCAACAGTCAATACGTGGATGCGAATTTTATGCAAATCGATTCAGGAATCAGTAACGAACATGTCTTAGACCGGATTTGTGATGTTTACGGTTACGCCCAAAAAATACAGCTCGCTCGGCACTTCAATATCGCTGCCAGCTCCTTGCAGAACCGCTACACGCGGGGCAGCATCTCTTATGACTTTATCGTCCATTGCGCTCTTGAAACTGGTGCCAATATTGAATGGTTGCTTACCGGAAAGGGGGATAAATTCGCAAACGACAAAGCATCTCCCTCTTGCACATCTGAGGAGCTGACCATCAAATCATTCACATTAAGTGAAGGAAAACTGGTTGATGAGTCAGAAATGAGAATTTCAAAGTCACTTTTTAGCCGAGCTCCCCTTAGCCCACAATGCCTACGGTCAGACAACGTAATTCACTTTCTTGAGCTTGATGCTTCGCTCTCCGATGGCTCATGGCTTGTAGATATTGAGGGGGCAAAAAGTATCCGCGAGTTAACTGTTTTGCCTGGCAAAAAGTTACATGTGGCTGGCGGCAAAGTACCGTTTGAGTGTGGAATTGATGAGATAAAAACGATTGGCCGTGTAGTGGGTGTATACAGCGAGGTTAATTGATGACTGTCCGTAAAAATCCGGCTGGCGGCTGGATTTGTGAGCTCTACCCAAACGGTGCAAAAGGCAAGCGCATCAGAAAAAAATTCGCGACTAAAGGCGAGGCGCTGGCCTTTGAACAGTACACCGTTCAAAACCCGTGGCAGGAAGAAAAAGAGGATAGGCGCACGTTAAAAGAGCTGGTTGATTCATGGTATAGCGCTCATGGCATTACGCTGAAAGACGGCTTGAAACGTCAGTTAGCCATGCATCATGCTTTTGATTGTATGGGCGAACCACTCGCACGCGATTTCGATGCGCAGATGTTTTCCCGCTACCGAGAAAAACGGTTAAAAGGTGAGTATGCCCGTTCAAACAGGGTGAAAGAGGTATCGCCTCGCACGCTTAATCTTGAGCTGGCCTACTTCCGGGCGGTATTCAATGAGCTAAATCGCCTCGGAGAGTGGAAGGGTGAAAACCCACTGAAAAATATGCGCCCATTCCGCACAGAAGAAATGGAAATGGCCTGGCTAACTCACGACCAAATTTCGCAACTGCTCGGAGAGTGTAAACGGCATGACCACCCTGATTTAGAAACCGTGGTAAGAATCTGTCTCGCCACTGGCGCACGCTGGTCTGAGGCCGAGACTCTGAGAAAAAGCCAGCTCGCGAAATACAAAATCACATACACCAACACGAAAGGCAGAAAAAACCGCACCGTCCCAATAAGCAAAGAGCTCTATGAGTCTCTGCCTGATGATAAAAAAGGACGGTTGTTTAGTGATTGTTATGGCGCGTTCCGGTCTGCTTTGGAAAGAACTGGCATCGAGCTACCGGCAGGACAGCTTACCCACGTTTTGCGCCATCCCTTCGCCAGCCACTTTATGATGAATGGTGGTAATATTCTGGTCTTGCAACGTGTACTCGGCCATACCGACATCAAAATGACGATGCGATATGCGCACTTTGCCCCTGACCATTTAGAGGATGCTGTTAAGCTCAACCCACTGGCGGTGAGTGGCGATAAAGTGGCGGTAGAAATGGCGAAGAATGGGTAATTATTGGCAAACAGTGGCAATCTATGTCAATGATAAATAACGCAAACTATTGATTTTCGGTTGTTCCGGTAGGAACTCATAATCGCTTGGTCGCTGGTTCAAGTCCAGCAGGGGCCACCAAATTTTAGCAGTACATACATATAGTTAGGCCACTCACGCGAGTGGCCTTTTTTGTTTACTTCAATCCCGTTGGCAGCGAAATGGCAGCAGGAGTTCCATAAAAAAACCCGCCAGCAGCGGGCCAGTACGAAAGTTGTTGATGCAACCCCTTCGGATGCAGAGGTTATGATGCGCGGGGGCAACAT